AAACATTCCTCAGATCGGATGGTCCCATGATTTTACTCCAGGAAATGATGCTGGTATCATTCTTTCGATATTGCAATCAGACTCGAAAAATCAAATCAAAACAAGAAACAAGTCTGTAGACTCTCGACACTTAAGATACGGCAAAAACCGAAAAAGGGTTAATGGCATGAAATTTGCTTCGCGCGCACGTCGCGCGGCAATATGTGGTCATCTTTTGATTTGATTTTCTTACTACTACTTTGTCTGCCGTCCTCTTCCCTATGATCTTTATTTCCAGCTATGTTTTTCGCGTGTAAGCAGAGAAGTAGAAAAGAGTAGTTAGAAATTGTTGTAACTCATTGCGCCGCAACGAGTTACGGATTCTTGATCCATTTTCCTGTATTGCCGTATATTGGTTGCGGGGAATTGTGTCGTCAACCAGATTTTGATTTGATTTTCAGGAGTTGATAACAAAATCATGGTAACAAAGACACAGGCTATCCTAAATTTTCTAAAAGCGAAAGCTCGCCCCCATATTTCTGATATGTACGGGCCACAAATGGAATGCCAGGTAATGGTGGCCCAAGACGGAGGAGAACGGATCGAGGGCGAGTACGAAGGCAAACGGTGGACTGGCTGGACGGACCATATCTATACGTGGAAGGCATTTAGGATACCCAGAAATGCTAATTCTAAGCCAGAATATTTTGATAGTGAAATCAGTTTCGATTTAGCTGCCCACTGTGAAGCTATCGGGATGACAGGGTGGGATTTCGTTAATCTAAAGTCAAGGTGGGTTGGCTTTGATTTCGATGCCATAGTCGGGCACAAAGATTCCCACACTTCCAAACTTACGGATGAACAATTAGCAGAGGTTCGTGATTTTGCAATCAATATTCCGTGGGTTACAACTCAACAATCCACTAGCGGAAACGGATTGCACCTGTATGTATTTTTGGATGGAGTTGATTGCCAAAATCATTGCGAACATGCCGCCCTAGGTAGGGCAATTTTGGGCAAGATGTCAGCACTTACTGGTTTTGATTTTGAATCCAAGGTAGACAATTGTTTTTCTGGTGATACAGAAATAATAACGGATGAAGGTGTTTTCACCTTAAAAGAACTCGAAGGTAAAAACATTAAAATCCGTCAATTAACCCCGAAAGGAGAAATTTGGGCTAATGCAACTGTTAAATCTTTTGGAAATCAGAAAACTAGAAAAATTAAATTTGGAAATTCCCAATTTGTACAAGTAACCGATAATCATAAATGGATGTTTTATGATTATAAAACTAGGGTTCAGTGGGGAAATTTCAAATATACAACTGATCTGACAAAATTAACTCGTCTACCTTTAAGCAATATACCCCTCCCAAAAATAGATTGGGAAGGTTGGGCGCATGGTTATGTGTATGGGGATGGGTGGGAAGTTGATTATCATGGAACACGTCAAACAGAAGTTGCTATTTTTGAAGATAATCCACAAGAAATCGTTGAAAAACTTACTAAATATGGTCGAAGCGTAGGAAGTCGCAGATATTCAGGTGTCTACAGACCAATGGTATACGGTTTGCCGGCACATTGGAAAAATCTTCCTAAAAATCCTACTAAAGAATATGTATTTGGTTTTCTTTTAGGACTTCATGCCGCTGATGGAAAAATGGGGCACGGTGGCGGTATTTTGATTACACAATCAAATTTTGAAGTATTAAAACAACTTCAAAAATGGGCAATCAGCATCGGGTTACGAGCTTATGAGCCAAATTTAGAGGGAAAAGGAAATTTTGAAAATTCTAAAGACGGGTTCTCTCTTTATATTGAAACAAGTAATTTCGACTCTTCATTGATGGTTCGCAGAGACTATAAGAAAAAGTTTGTAAAAACTAAGCGGATTTCAACATCTGTTATTTACAGTTCCTCAGAAACAGTGGAACAAGAAGTTTTTTGTGTAATAGCCCCCAATTGGCATAATTTTGCTTTAGCAAATGGAGTTTTTACATCAAACTGTGGCGGTAATATCTGGATTTGGCATAGGAAGTTTGAGGCTGCTGGCGGGATCAACGGTCCCGGCTTAAAGCTAATTAAGAAGGGCGAAATACTTAAAGATGTTCCGCCGAACTGGCAGGATCATATAAAAGTCATCACTGGAAAAACAAAGAAGAATGTCCCAGAATTTGTAACAGAGATTGATGAATTTTCGGAATTATGTGGGCAACGATCGAAAGTACCTCTCGACGCCGATCACCGCAAGTTAATAAAGTTTCTTGAAGAGAATAGAGTTAGAGATTGGTGGTGGGATGCAGACAATTGGATGGTAGTCTGTCACACTCTTGATCTCCAGGAAGCGCATAAGAATCTAGGTTTGAAGGGCATCTTCAAAACCAGTTCTTCTGGGTCATCTTCCCAGAATACTTTCATGTATCCTATGCGCAAGGGCGCGTGGTCTGTGCGTAGGCACACACCCGGCGTACAGGAAGCTGATAGCTGGGAGCAGGATGGTAGCGGCTGGACGCGATGCTACTTGAATCGTGAACCTGATCTTGCTACGTCGGCAAAGATAAGTGGCGGCGTAGAAAATGACAAAGGTGCATTTGTCTTTCGGGAAACTGAGACTGCAATTACGGCGGCCGCCGGTCTAGGCGCCCATGTTGAACTGCCAAATTTTATGATGGGGAGACAAGCTAGTCTCCGCCCACATAAAGATGGAAGATTGATTTTTGAAATCGAACATACCGATACAGACAATGCTGAAAAGATGCAAGGTTGGAACAAAACGAAACGCGGTGGATTATGGCAGCGTATATTGAATACGCAAGCGCCCGCACATTATGACTCAGAGATTAGCAATTACGAAGATATTGTCCGTCATCTGGTCGTCGAATCTGGCAAAGATGCCGGCTGGGTAATTAAATCAGATGGAAAATGGTGCGATGAGCGCTTGGAGCACATAAAATGTGTTCTAGCGTCTATAGGGGTGCAAAAGCAAGATTTGCCTATTGTTCTTGGCTCAAGTATTATGCGCCGTTGGACAATAGTTAATAGACCATTCCAGCCGGAATATCCCGGTGATAGACAGTGGAATCGGGATGCCGTACAATTCTCGGTAGCTCCAGCCCTCGATCTGGACTCATTGAGATTCGATGAGTGGACAAAATTACTGAATCATTCTGGGTCTGGTCTTGATTCTGCAATCAAAGAACACCCTTGGTGTAAAGCTAATGGCATCGTGTGCGGTGGCGACTATCTGAAATTATGGATAGCGTGGATGTTTCAGCATCCATTAGAACAGTTGCCTTATTTGTTTTTATATGGCCCGGAAGGCAGCGGCAAGTCGATCTTTTATGAGTCTATCGAGTTGCTGGTGACTCGCGGTGTGGAACGTGCAGATGCCGCACTTATTTCTCCCAATGGATTCAACGGTGAACTCGCAGGAAAGATTTTGTGTGTCGTAGAAGAGACTGATCTGCGCCAAGGTAAAAGTATGGCCAGAAATAGGATCAAGGATTGGGTTACAGCCCGCTCCGCGCCTATACACGCAAAGAACGGCACGCCGTATACTGTGCCTAATTCTTGGCACTGGGTTCAGACTGCGAATGACATAGGATTTTGTCCAACATTTCCGGGCGATACTCGTATAGTGGTCACATATGTCAAAGAATTGGAGGCGCATCTTAAAATCAATAAGACTGCTTTCTTGGGAAAATTGAAAAAACAAGCGCCAGATTTTCTTGCTCACATATTGCATATAGACTTACCAGAGCCTGATGACCGCCTAAATATCCCGATCATTGCTACAGAGGAGAAGAAACAGGCTCAATCAGCTAATCGAACAGTGCTTGAAGAGTTCTTAGCTGATATGGTACATTCTGTGGATGGCGAACTTATAAAGATGTCGGAGCTTCATGAGCGCCTTATCGAGTGGTTGCCGCCGTCTCTGGTGAGTGAGTGGTCGATAATCCGCTTCGGTCGGGAGATAGTAAAACTAGGCTATGTGAAGGGGAGGAACATGAGCAGGGGCGCACAGTTTTACGTCGCTAATGTTAGTTTCGAGAAGGTAGAATCCACAAAACCTAGGATTACTTTACAAGAGGATAAGCTTACATGGCATTCCTAATACGGCCATCGACGAAAGATACTAAGGAATTGATTTTGCAAATCACACCTAGACACGGTCCTGTATTTGCTAGATCAGAACTGTATTCTGTTGTCGGTGTCGATTTTGATACTATTGAGCTTTTATCTGGAGACTTTCTTTTAGTTACTGGCGGAAAGGATACTATCAAAAATAATCTTGCGTCATTCCTTTCAAACTCTCGTGTGAACGGTCCTTCCATTCTGTGCGAGCCTAAGGAGATCGACTAATGAAAATAGTCGCCTTTGCATATGCCAAGAGGGTAGGGAAAGATACATCTGCCAGATTTTTGGATTCATTTCTTCGTGTAGAGCGCCCAGGTTTGAAGGTGAAGAAAATTTCCTTCGCCAGCAAACTAAAAGATATTAGTTGGCAGCTATACGGTTGGGCTGGACTGCAACCGGGTGTCTATTATGAAACTGAGGCCGGAGAAAAAATCAAAGAAGTAATGATCCCGAAACTAGGTAAATCCCCCAGACAAACATGGATCGAGGTAGGAAACAAGATGAGGGAAGTATATCGGGACACTTGGCTTGATTATGCACTTCTAAGCCCTATGGTTGATATTATAATCATAACCGACCTACGTTTTCAGAATGAAGCAGAACGAGTCTGTGAGCTAGGAGGGCGCGTGTACAGGATTGACCGCCCCGGTCTTATAAAAGGCAACGACGCCGCTGAAACTGCACTCGATGAATGGGATGGGTGGCACGGCGTCATAGACAATAGCGGAACTCTGACTGATCTTAATACCAAGATGGAAGCACTTGGAAGGGAGATTTTATGCGTATAGGGCATAGTCCGCACTCCTCGATGCAACACTTGAATGGCAATTTGCTGTGTGCCGTCGATGTAGAAACTACGGGCTTAATTGCTGGAACACACGACATAGTTCAAATTGCCATCCTACCTCTTGATGCCCACATCAAACCTTTGCAAACAGTGATGCCATTCTATATCAATATGAAGCCAAAGCGCTTAGAGAACGTAGATAAGATGGCATCAAAAATCCACAGAATCAATATGGCAAAATTGATTATTGAAGGTTTCGATGCCTTCAAAGCTGCCGACATGCTGGATGAATGGTTTGAGAGGTTGAGACTCCCGGTGGGGAAGAAGATAGTTCCACTGGCCCACAATTGGGTTTTCGATCGTTCTTTCATTATCGAATGGTTGGGTCCACTATCTTTCGAGCATCTCTTCGATTGGCGATATAGAGATAGCATGGTAGCTGCCAGCTTTGTAAATGATAGATGCGATCATCACAATGAGAGATATGCGTATCCAAAACTTTCTCTATCATATTGCTGTACACAACTGAGGGTGAATAATATCAATCCCCATGACGCATTATCAGATTGCGCTGCGACAGCGGAAGTATATCGCCGGCAATTGCTGGAGTTTGTGCCCTAAGTCAGACCCTCTATGACTCGTTCTGATTTCAAAATCAAAGCCCCAGTGGCCCTAATGGGCTACCGGGGCTTTTTCTTTTTATACTTAGGAAGTTTTGCTCCCTTTGGGGTATGTTTCGCAAATTCCTTTGCAACGGCTGGTTTCTTAGCATACAAATAAGCTCTCTGCGCTTCACTTTGGAAAGGCATTAAGGTCTCCTGTGGTTGCAGTTCTCACAATTCAACAGAACAATATCTGATTGAAATAGTGGACAATCCGAACATTTGCAGATCATCTTGATGGAAATAGCGCCACATACTTTCTTCACCATTACCTTTTGACGCATACCACAAATTGGCCACAATGGAACGAAACGCCAGGCGTTGCCTGGATCACGGACGTAACCTTCGATGGGTGGTGGGGGTTCCCATCCCTTCTTCGGATATACTATACTTCCATCTGGTTGTGATCTTGCACGTCCAAAACTCACATTATCACCCCGCACAAATGGTTCTGGCTTTGGTCCAGGTTGATATTTTTTCCCACAACCCGTGCAAGGAGTATGAGCATATGTCATTTTAATACGCCGTCACCAAGTAGCTTTAGAACTCGACAGGTGCTAAAGTCTGTAAGCGCGCATTTATGTACCTTAACACCATAAGGTCTAAGCCGTTCTCGCGTTGCACTTGTAAGTTCTTTCTCTAAATCAGTTGTGATTTTAGAAATCAATTCATCAAATGTCCAAGCTGTTACAACTGCCATTAGCGCGGTTTGCGTTATATCGCTTATTGTATCAGATACATCCCAATTCTCAGAAAGCGCATCGACTATATTAGTTATGGTGTAGATTATCACGCCACCGACAACAACCTGCTTCCTATCTTTCGTCATCATAACCTGTGTTACGAGATTATGTGTCTGGCGCGCTGTCGGTAAGATCGAAACCTCAGTAGTCAAAGGCCAGTAAATGTGCATTCCTGGCTTCATTTCTTTTACTTTTCTGCCTCTGACGAATTTAACACCACCGTGAGTGGCCCGGACGATCTGGATTTGAGGTATCCAGCGCCCGAGCCACTCCATTATCTGGCCTATCCATGCAAATGCAGTTGTCATTATTCACCTGGGACAGGTTGGACATATCGGTTAATGATAAGACTTCCGATAGTACCACTTGGTGGGTAGATAGTGCCAACTTCCGAACCTGTTGCATCTGCTACTGCTTGCGTTGTTGGTTTGACATTACTAGATTTCTTTCCATCATTCGGCCCAGGATTTTCACCTTGGGCCAGTTCGGCGGCTGCACAAGTTGCTCCACCTGCCGACCCAGAATTTATAGCTGTCAGTGGCACATTTTGTCCAACCGTCGCATTATTGTGTAGTTCCAAAATCTGTGCAATCATATAAGAAACAAATGCGCGCGCTCCAAATGCACTCCCAAACACATGACACATTTCTGAGTTGAACTCCGCAGTTTCCAACAAACCAACAGCCCCTTGAGTCGTATCTGGGCCAGGATTCCCAACTTGAAGTACTCGCCCATATGTTACAGTGACGGCATATCGGCAATTGCCTTCATCATTGCCGGCAGATGGGTCCTCTTCTCCGCACAATCCCGGTGATTTCTTATTCGGCTGGTTGTCGCCACCAGAACCAGCACCAACATTTTCCGCATTGGTATCCGCCTGGCGACTGGCTCTAGCTGCACGCCGAAAGGCTTTCAAAACTGGAGCTTCTTCATCCTCCAAATCAACATCAGCGCCTATGGGACAAGAGACAGAAATAAGAGTATCATCGAGGTCGGATGGAAAACGATCTCCCCAATCCGCCCTATTGTCGCCGGCAACAGTCTGCGCTGCTAGTAGATGGTCTGGAGGGGGAACCATTGTATAGCCAATAGAATCTCCACCGCCAGCGAAACCAGCATCAATCTCTTCCTGCGTTGGAAACTCTGTAGCCGCGGCAACACTAGCTGGCCACGCAAACACGTATGGTATAGTTGTACCTGCTTTCAGAGGAGTCCAACACTGGAACTCTATTTCTCTTGAATCCGAATTAAATGTGGCCTTCTCTACGACTACCTTAATCGGACTCGGTGCTACGTCTGAAAGGTCCAGAGTTACACAATCAAAAATCTCAAGTGCCAGGTGTTTGATTGTGGTCCTAAATGAAACTCTTCGCCAGGTGTTTGATTTCCGAATCAACCAGAAGGTAGCACTTTTCAGTATATGTTCGCGCACATTGTAGGTATAGTAGTCAGTTGTCTCCTCTTGTACTCCATATTTCTTTATATTGTGACGCAGTATTATCTCATCTGGCTTTTCTTGTCCCCCACTCTTTTGCCAGGTTGCAACTGATTTCGTAACAACATCCTCAGTATCTGTATGCTCGACGGTTAGAGAGTTTGCAATGACATCATCCTCATTTATCGTAGCGACGGAAGTTGGTTCCTCCGAAAGATATTTCAAAAATACAGTATTGTCACGAACATAAATAGCACAACGGGCCTGCTCCGCAATCTCTCTAAGAACTTCTACCACATTTCGTCTATCCAAAATAGCGAAGCCAGATGGATAGTCTGCAAGAGAAGTGTGTACAGAAGCAAATGATGCAGCGTCAATATCAAATGTGGTGTATGTCTCTATCAGATATTGCAATATATCCACTGTGTTTGGACCAACGCTTGAAGTCATGGATACATATACATCGTCTCCCCACTTGCCATCTACTTTTCCATTTACTGGATTAGGGACAAGACTGGGGAGTGTGTTGAACAGTAATTCGGTGACAGTATAAGGGCCGTAGTCTGTCTGAAAAATCTCATACATCGACGTTGGCAACGTCATTAACTTCTCGCCAGTCGCCAACCTTCTAAAAGCTGATACCCTGTTGACAGTTGCAGGGAGCAGGTTAGCGATATACAGAATTTCTTCTTCCCCATCTAGGGTGACTCTGGCGCCACTCCGCGCCCAGAAGAAATTCGATGTCGGCATATCATCATATGCCTTCTGAGAGGTAGCCGCACCATCCTCTTTTTCCTGCGCAAATTCCGCTGTACAGGTATCATCTACCGATGTTCCAGCTTGAAATGTATTGCTAGTATCTATCCTGGAGAAGTCTGAGGAGAAACTCGGCTTATTAACATAAGAACTTTCCTGTATCTCATGGCAGTCTATTAAAGTTGTTGTTTCAAAATCTGGATGCTGCCGACTTGTGATCGTGAATACTTCACCGCTGAATGTACCAGTGAATTTTCCTCCGTCAATATTGAGTGTTATTACAGTCGGTGACTGCGGGAATTTTGCTCCCCCTATTACAGTTATGGTTGAATATTCATAAGCTTGCTGCTGAATGAGTTGTGCTTTCAACTCTTCGATAGTTTGGCAACGATCTGAGGCGCAATCTTCGCTCGCCCCAAAACTCTGATTGTTAGAAAATCCAAATATATCTGGCTCAAAATCTATTGTGACAAGTGTGGACGCACCAAGTGTAGGTGGCTTTAGCCCGAGTTCGCTGACCATCCCCTTGACTTCGGATGGACACAGAATATATCCAGCCTGGCAAATTCTATTAGATAGTGTGAAATCAGAAATCCCTACTCCTGATTTCAAAATCCCTTGCCGGGGAGAGGTAGCCTGGAGCGCTTGTATATCGCACACAGTCCCAAATGCGATCGGCCAAGGTTTGCCAATCAATTCATCTGGCGGCTGCGGAAAATTTCCTTCCTCAATCGAGAAGCCTACTTCTGCATCCTCTATCTTCGATACAACGCTGAACGATACAGTTCTATCGCCCTCATCCCAGACAAACGGACTTCTGATTTCTCCACGAAAAATCAGAAACTTTTCAGATTCCGCGAGCCCCTGAAACCACTGATATATCCACACCGGGCGCTTGTTAGCATCATAATTATCAATCAGATTTTTGATTTCAGAATCAGTATCATCGAGAACAACGTTAACCTGACTGGAATCCGATCCACCTGAAATCTGAATTACGAAGTCAAGTCCAGAAAGCTCTAAAATCTTTGCTCGGAGACCTATAACTTCCTTGTCGCAATAGGAGAATCGCTCACCGCCCTCGGTCCATTGAATTTCGACGATATTGACAGGCTCAGTTCCGAGATTCTGAGCCAGTTTTGCAAGCGAGGGGGCAGAAATTGTTCTCATACCATTTCTCCCTCGAACTGCAACTGGATGGTAACAGTTTCTCCGCTTGCGCTGGAGAACTCAAATGGGTTGTTGACTAAGCGAACGTGCCATACTTCGGCCTTATGGTTCGTCATTTTGATTTCGGAATCATAATACGACTGAATAAATGCACGAAGTTCAAGTCCTTTCATCCTGGTTAATCTGAATTCATATGTCAGCCGCCTGTTGCTATTACTCTTAACATATGTGTATTTCGTTCCATTCATGGAGCGTTTTAGGTCGATGTTATGCAAAAGATTTTCAACATCACCCTTCTGGGGATTAGGCAGAAAGCTAGTTGTTTGAACGGCCGGCAGTGGGGCTTCGAGTTTTATCATGGGTGGAAAGTAAATGGATTCTTGACTTTCATACGGCGACGAATAACCATCCTGGGGCGCCATTCGCTTCCGCCAGGAACTTCGCTACTAATAAGTTGTGACACTGCTGATTGTGTGAAAGTGCATACATTGGCTGGATCAGTTATTTCATAAGAAAATTGAAGAGACGGGCGGCTAGCACTAGCTTCGGAGGAATGAAAAGTGCCGACATTAGTGGTATCATTCGTCCACATCAGAATAGCATGTAGATGTCCACTTCTATTATCCAAGGCATCTTGAATCAGTGCAACAAGATTATTGAAAGTAACTGTAGAACCAGGGGCGGCAGAAAACGGCCCAAGTGTCTGCGCCGGGGTTGGATCAAAATCTCCGCCCGCCGAAATCCAAGAATTGGCGCTATCGTATTTATTCCATGATACAGCGCCCTCATTCCAAGCAGTTTGTGTGACTCTGTGGATTTTTAAGATAGCATTAGACGAAGCAGCCGCATTTGTCAGTACCAAACTACCCGCCGTTATTACACGACCAATGTATGCCGACAAATCAATGTGTAACAAACTTCTAAATGCATTAGGGACTTCCGTAGTCCTAAAAGTAAGAGCCGTTCCAAAATTCGCATCCGGATTTCCGGCCCAAATTTCTGCATCAAAAGATAATCCATCCCCGCTAATCAGTTCATGGACGTGAGTTATCAGACTCATGCTAATACTCCCTCAAACTCAAGATGCGTGGCGAAGGTACAATTCAATCCGCCATCCGTTATATCGGCATCCGGGTTAAGAATCAACCCGTGCCATTGTCTGTTTTCATGGTCCAGCAAACCAACTTCCTGGCCCAGTGACTCCGTAACGAAATCCAAGAAATCTTGCGCTTGTATCTCAGTCAGCGCACTGATATCAAGGTTGAGCACTTGCTGCTTTGGCCAGTCTCGATCCGAGAAAAGGATCGGTGTGCCACCCCTAGTTTGGCGACGTATCCGACTGAATTCCAGACGATCTCCATTTCCGAAATCAGGATTCCGAAGAATGAGAGTGTTCGTCGGAGCCACATACGGATATGTGAGGGTTAGAGTGGCAGTTCCGAGAATGGGAGGGACAGTGCTTGGAGGAGTGATAGCTCCTGGATCGGTCGTCCCACCGACAAATATACTATAATTGCAGAGCAGACCAGGATTTTCGATGTAGTAAGCAAGCGTTTCCTCAATAATGATTTCAGAATCAACTGCACGAAAAAATATGACATTTCTGGAGGCAATAGATTCAAGAGCTAGGTCACTCTCCAGACCACGACTGCCACTTACAGTTTGAACAAATGATAAAAGACTGTCAGCAGACACCGAACGGAATGCGTCTGATACAAAAGTGATCGGACTTGAAGCACTTACGTCTCGTGCTCGTCCAACTCTCGAATCAAAG